CGGGCGAACGAGCCTGTGCCCCAGGTCTGCAAGCCTTTCTCGTGACCGGTCATGCCCCGCCCAGACATCAAAGCAGCGAGAATATCCGGGTAGTAGCCGTTCTTAAGAGTTTCGACAGTGGCCTGGAATCCTTGCTGCCAGGAGGTGTACGCCTTGACTCCAACACTGTTCATAGACTTGGCACCCGGCTCGTTCTGGGTGGTGTTCAACGGGTTGTAAGACGCCGTGTTGTTCCAGTTACCACCCTCCTTGTTCTCCCACTTGACCAGGGATTGCACATTGGCATCAGTGACTGGGACACCCAGAGACTTGAGCAACTGCTGTGCCCAGGTCTGCTGGTTGTAGCTGCCACCAGCCGGCGGTGGTGTTCCTGCGCCAGTGGCGCCAGTGGTGGTAGTGGCGGTGGTGGAGGCTGCCCCACTCTGTCCATTACTGCTACCGGAAGCAGTTTGATTCTCACCCTGAGCACCGCCAGGGCCGAGACTGGCTGTATACAGCCCCGACAGATCAGCCGGGCCCATACCGGCCTGCTTGTAATTCCAGGGACTCGTCGTAGGCGTGCCTCCTGCAGTCCCAGCGATTCCTGCGATTCCACCCAGTCCCAGAGCAGTAGGGCCGACGGTGAACAAGGCAGCGAGGTTGGAGGCTGCTGGAGTGCCTGGGGTGATACCCAGCATCGTCATCAATCGGTCCAACGAGGTAGTGCCATCGGCAATACCTCCCCCATTGCCCTTGCCACCACCTTGTGCGGGGGCGGAGGTTTTCCCCGCTCCTATCTGACCGGCACCCTTCGTTGACGTCGCCAGTAGTGACCCCGTGGGAGGAGGCGCGAGCAACATGGCGAGGAGGGTCTCGGGATTGTCGGAGGGCTTCCCAGCGAGCATTTTGGCGATGCTCTTCGGGTCAGTCGGAGCACCGGTAAGGCCGGTCAGTGCGATGCCACCGCCACCGCCCTGAGTCCCCTTCTTGCCCTGCATCTTGTCGGCGTCGTCCTTGGTCAGGACGTACTCGCCGCCGTGAACGACCGCCAACTGAGGGCCGTCTCCTGGCACCAACCCACCCTGCTGGAAGATGCTCTGGATGATCCCGCCGACAACTGGGAGGTGACCGCCGATGCCACCTATCAGATTGGCGGCGGTACTACCTCCTGGGATACGGCCCATGACACTGCCAGCCAGACCACCACTGTGACCGAAGAGACCGGCCAGGTTGCTCGTCGCATGGGCAAGAGGATCAGCAGCCTTGAACAGGGCGGCGGCTGCGTCGTTCAGGTTCTTGGCTGCCGATGCGAGACCGGGCTCAGCCAACGACTCCATCCGGGACTTGGCCGTCTGGGCCCCTAACTGGGCGTATGCCGCCGTGCCGCCGAAGCCAGCCGCCTTGGCTCCAGCCTTCGTGCCCAGATCCACCTTGGTGATGTCCTTGCCCTGGGACGCCATCCCTATCCTGGCACGGGCGTACTGCATGAAACTGCCGTAGGTGTCACTTCCAGGCGTGACGCCCAGGGCAGCCAGGTTGTTCTCGCCGGGTCCACCAGGAGACATGTACGACTCGAACTGATCACCGGTTGGTTTGCCGCCTGGGAAACCAGCGAACAACTTCTGGTAGATCATGCTGAACTGAGATTGCAGATCCATCGCCTTGCCACCGGGCTTGAAGTTCAGACCAAACATCAAGCCAGCGTTGAGAGTCCCCGGCTGCTGCATCTGGTTCGTCATGACCATGGCCTGCTGACGCGTCATGCTTGGCATCATGGTCATGGCCTGCTGGGCGCTCCGGTTGAAGGCGGCGGCATTCTGCCCGGCGACACTCTGACCACCGAAGGGGTCAGCGCCCATGTAGTTCGCCATGTACATGTTGGCTTGGCCGTAATCGGCGGCGCTCTGGGCGAAGGCACCTCTGGGGATGACGTAGGCGCCCTGCTGCTGTGCTCCCGTGAAGCGGCCGAAGGACGGCCCGAGCGACGCACCGATGAACTGACCCTGGATCGCGCTGGCGATCAAGTTGGCACCGGCAGAGCCTGGTTGTAACTGGTTGGCGGCTGCTCCCAGGGCTGCGGGGATCATGGAGGTCGCCGCATTCCCCCAGTTGATGCCGCCCTGCTCGTTGCCAGGACTGACCATGGAAGTCTTCTGCGGGATGGCAGTGCCCTCAGGCATGCGCCCCCACTGATCCTTGACCTGGGCAGCCGCCGCAGACCCATCCGGCTGGATGCCTTGGCCGGTATCGAGCGGCCCCTGGTTGTAACCACCGGGATTGCCAACCATGCTCGACGGGACCCACAGACCATTAGCTGCACCGGTTCCGCCACTACCACCTCCGGCTGTGGCTCCGGCGCCTCCCCCACCGCCTCCCCCACCACCCATCGTGGTTTGGACTTGCTGGGCCTGCTTCTGGAGGTTGGCGAGGCTCTTGGTCAGACTGTCTACGAGTTGAGAGAGACCACTGATGCTCTTGTTGGCCGCATTGCCGAAGTTGGTGAAGCCGGTCTGGACTCCGGTGAGGGCCGAAGTGATCTTGGTGATGGACGCAGCGAACTTCTCCGGACCGGAGGAGTCGAACAACCCGATGCCGTAGCCATCAGCCACTTACTTCTCCAGGACGACTTCAACCCAGTGCTTGCGCTCCGGGTAACTCATGAGCTTGATCTCGGACAGGCTCCAACCGGGGAACCGCTCAGCGATTCTCCGGTACTGGAGGTACAGAAGGTCAAAGGGTGTGAGGTCGCTAACGAAAGAGGTCGACCAGATTGATCTGGTAGCCGGCTTCCCGGCCGCACTCCATGCACAGGATCATCACCTCCTCCATGCGCGGGCCGGGTTGCGCTTCAGCCATCGCCAGAATGATCTTGCGCCGGTCAGCCATGCTCATCTTCTGGGCGATGTGGCCCATCACCGGGTTGCCGTCGAGTGAGCGCATGCAGCGGTCGATAGCGATGGTCGCTTCCTCCGGGCCGGTCCGATTGCCATCGCCCACCATCTCAAGCTGCACATCCCCCGTGAGCATGTGTACGAGAGCCAAGTGACCGTTGCGTAGTGGCACCTCGATGTCCTGCACCATCGGATTTTCCATCTTCTTGATCTCGATGGAGTTCAAATCCACGATGGTCCCGAAGGTCTGACCGCAGAGCCGGCATGGGAAGTCGGGCACCTCCCAGTCACTGCCGAAGGTGAGGATACGGATCGCCAGCATGAGCGCGGCCCGATCCCCGGTGAGCATGTTGGCGAGAAGAGGGATCGGCACCGGATCGTGCAGACCGACCGACAGCACGCACCGCTTGATGAGGAGATCCACCACCTTCGGGACATTGACGGTGGGGTTGCGTAGCTCGCGGGCCATGGCCTCTTCGTCAGACCCGTTGATCTCCCGGATGCGGGCCTCTCTGTGCAGCACACCGTCGCTGTCGATGAAGCCACCTGGGAGTGTCACGGTGTCAGCCGGCAAGGACGGCATGAGTGGTACCGGGGCCTTGGTCAGTTCCCGTACTACGTCGTTGGTCCTCTCCGGGTTGGCTATCGGATCGAGGACCGTCCCCGCGAACTCAGTCAGGGGATCGGTCATGACATCCTGGAGGAACCGACGAAGCTGAGCGGATCCTGGCCTGCTGGGATGAGGGCGAAGCCCTCGTGGGCCAGCGTCAGGTTCTCGATGAAGACTGCGTTCCCACCAGCCTCCAGGTCACTGAAGCTGTAGCCCATGGGCCAGGCGTTGTACACCACGAAGCGGGCCTTGATCGGCGGCGGGTTGTCGATGCCGGCGGCGTAGTTGGTCTTGGTGATGGGGTGCTCCAGGACGTCGATGGTGACACCAGTCCTGAAGTTCATCCCAGGAGCACCGGTACCACCTCCGATGTTGAAGGCGAAGATCATCTGGAACCACTTGTAGATCTCGTCGGTGCCGCCGTTGCCGCCATTCACCGGCACGGCCATGAAGCCACGGGTCAGGGTCAGGGGGCCGAAGTCCGACTGGCCTGGCATCTTCCGGGTCGTGGTGTTGTTGCCACCCTCGCGGTAAGGGATGACCTCGTTGTTCACGCTGAGCCCCGAGACCGCCATGAAACCCATGCGACCAATGGTGGCGGGCACGGCAGTGGTGTTCGGTGAAGTGATGGTGACGTGGAAGCGGAAGTTCCGCAACGGATCAGAATTCAGGGGGCGATTCGATGCTGGCATGTTTTCCTCCGCTCAGGCCGTGGTGACACTGACACTCTGACCACCGGCCCACTGACCGATGGAAATGACGACGAACTCAGCCGGATACTGGAGCGCCACACCGACTTCGACGTTGACGATGCCCTGCTGGATGCTCTGGGCTGTGTTGTTGGTGTCGTCACAGGTGACGAAGAACGCCTCCGCAGCGCTCGTCCCCTGCAGACCACCGCTCTGCCAGAACTCTGTCAGGAACTGGCTGAGGATCGAGGTGACCATGTTCCACAGCATCCAGTCGTTCGGCTCGAAGACGGCGAACTTGGTCATAGCCACCATCTGGGTGGAGACGTAGATCAGGGCGCGCTCGACGTTGACGTAGCGCGTCACCAGATAAGGCGACAGCGTGCGGGCGCCCCAAATCACCACGCCAGAGCTAGGGATAGAGACCAGGCAGTTGACATTGGCCTGAGTCAGGCTGCCCTGGTCACTGTTGGTGAGGACGGTCTCCACGCCATAGGCCCCAAGGAGCGAGTTGCCCATACCAGCGGGCGCCTTCTGCACCCCTCGCTTGGCATCGGTGTCGATGTACTGCCCGACGACGAAACCTCCCGGCGGGACCAGCCTGGTCACACCAGGGATCGCAGAGTACGGGTCGGAGATCTGGACCTGTGGGTAGTAGACAGCAGCCTGGGCACTGGCTGACAGGGCCTGAGCCCAGGTCACCATGGCTGGGGGGCTGTATCCGACACCGTTGGTTGACGGGCAGTCGATGACCACGAAGGCATTGCCACGCTGCTCTGCGTAGCCCACCACGCTGGAGATGTCCGACCCCGTGGTCAGCCCCGGCATGTTGATCACGAAGGGCTGATCCGGGTACAGGTCCAGAAGCTCAAGCGCCGTCAATTGGTCCGGGAAGGTGATGAGCGAGCCGTCGCTCCCACCAACCAGATTGGTGCTGGCTGCCGTAGACGTCGGGTTGTCAACCCAGGGCGGCGGCGTGATGACGAAGGTCACGCCTGTCGCAGTCGCCGTTGCGTTGTTGGAGACCG